TTAATCTTCATCCACATATTCGATTATTTCTGACAGAGGACAATTAAAGAATTCACAAAGTATATTTAGATGTTGTTTATCTACCTTTTCAAAAGTACCATTGCAATACCTGCTTATTGAATTCTTACCAATGCCTGTTGCTTCAGATAATTCTTTCTGAGTCATTCTCTTTTCAGCTAATTTAATATGCAATTTCATATCTATCATTTAATCACCTCATATTCATATCTTCATGTTCATATTATATCATAGGACGTGAAAAAAGTTCAATAAAAATAAATTATTTACTTATAAACGGTTGACAATACCGTTTGAAGGTAGTATTATTAAATCATAGGATAAATCAAAAAACAAGGGGATGGGGAAATGATTATTAACTTAAATGATTTAAAAAAAAGAAACTACTAGCAGAAATGAACAGGGATAGAGAAGCATTGGATAAACTGCTAGAAGATTTAGCAGAGCAAACAAATGATGAAATGGAAGAATTGTACCGAGACTATTACAAAAATGATGATGGGATATATTAAATAAAAATAGGGGGAATAGAAAAATGAGTATTATAAAAAAATTTGAGGAAATTAAAGAAATTATAGATTGTTTCTTAGTAAATATTTTAGAGAATGATGACAACTTAGTATTAGATAACCAAGAGGAAGATGAGGTTGTAGTATTTAACACTAATATTAACTGGTATTGGAGCAATAGAGACAACTTAGAAATACATATATGGGATGGACAAAATAAAATATTATTACCAGTTACAGAAGTTGAAGAGGATGAAGAAAGTCTTGATAGAATTTATGTAGGTAATTTACTTTTAACAGTTTTATAGATTGTTATTAAAATTGTTCTTTGAAAATTGAATAGTACGGTATTAGAAGTAATAGTTACTAAATTTATGAAATACATAGATAAATATCCAATATAATATGATATAATTTTCTTAAATTGATTCTATATTATAATATGTACAACTGGATGAAACTTGTAATTCATAAATTTCCATTGGGGAAAGGGTGAAAATAAATGAAAAAATTAAATACTTTGGGAGAAACAATAAATAGTGGTTTTAGAGAAAGAAATAGAGCTGCAGGTATAGTGTTAAATGATAAAAAAGAAATAATTCTAATGAATTTAACAAACATGTATTTTCATATGTTACCAGGTGGTGGAGTAGATTTAAAAGAAAATATAGAAGAAGCTTTGTATCGAGAATTAAAAGAAGAAACAGGTGCAAATGTTCAAATCATTAGTGACTTAGGTATAGTCGTTGAAAACTTACAAGAAAGAAAAATGAAGCAAATTACATATTTCTATCTCACAAAAGTAGTTGGAGAAATTGGAGAACCTAATTTTATGCCAGATGAATTAGAACAAGGGTATCAAGTAGAATGGTACTCAATAGATGAGGCTATAAAAATTCTTGAGGAAGAAAACGAGTATGAAGAATATATAAAGCAAAGAGAATTAATAGCAATAAAAAAAGCAAAAAAATACTTAGATGAAAATAACTTATAATCTCAATTTGATGCAATAAAGTCTTTCGGTTCGTTGCCATATTAGAATTTTTACAACATTCTTGTAATTAATAACACAGTATAAAATTAAATAATTTCTCAAACACCGTACTATTCAAGATGAATATACGGTATTTTTTATTTCATCAATAGGTAATAAATACCTAAAATAAAATCCAAATTTTAACACAATTAAAAAAGAGCAGTTAAATAACTACTCATGAATAACGTAATTTGACGAACGAAAATAATACCATATATTTTAAAATTATGGTAAACTAGGAATAGACACACAAAATACGTATTAATACAATTCTATTTAAAAATTTAAATAACTGATTAACACGGATATTTTATAGAAAAAAATTTTTTCTTGTAAACAACCTTTATATTTAACTGATAGTTATATAATACAGTATTTTTACAGGAGTGTCAACAGAATTTAATTATATAGTCTTAAGAAAATTTAATGAGTGATTGCAAGGGTTTGAGACTGTGGAAATAATTGTATTTATTACCTTGAGAGAAATAATAATAGGTTGATTTTGTACCTTCGTAAAAAAGGGTACAAGCATGAGTCTATTATAGATTTAAATTTAAGGTTGGTGACCTGCACTAGAAGGAGAATGTGGTATGAAAAATTCTGAGATTATTAACGAACTAAAAGAAAGAGAGTATAACCGAGAAATGGAAATTCTACAGAAAGTTGAAAGTGTTAACAAGTTGGATGAATACACAGAGATATTATGCAGTATAGGAAAAACTGAAAGACTTAGTGATGCATTTTGGGATGAAGAAAATAGGAGATACAATTTTTTACTTGATAACGAAATAATAAACAGTGATGAAAATGTAAAGGATGAAACTATAAGAATGACTTTAAACTTATTAAGAAGTTAGTAACAAAACTAAGTACATAATTTATGAGGTTATTAAAACAGTACAGAGATGCTGATATATCTTTATTAAATTTTACCTTAAATCAAAAAAATATCGAAGGAGAGATGTAAATGAATAAAGAAGAAAGACAACTATTATTAGAAGAATTAATGACTAAAGAAATTAAAAAAATGAGAAAGATTGTTAAAAAATATAATCGAGAGCCGTTGCTATATGTAGATATAGAGATTAAAGAATCCAATCTAAAAGATGGAATTGCAGGAACAATAACCAGAGATGAAAATGAGGATAAATGGATCATAGAAATTGATAGTAAAATAATAGATTTATACTATCAAGAAACCAATGATAATTGGGAAAATAAATACAATAAGAAACGATTAAAAGGTGTAATAGGACATGAATTAACTCATGCCTGGGTAGATGAAAACTATAATATTTTTATGGTGGATGCTTGTAGAGATAGCTCTATTATATTTCTTAATGCTTTAGTGATGTTTGGCTATAGTAGTGGTCATAAATGTTGGTTCAGATGGAGATGGAATAGTAATAACGTAGTTAAATGCTTTAACAAGAAAGAGTTTGATAGGTATGTAATAAGTATACATAAGAAATTAAAAGAATTAGAAGAAAAGTATAGCTATAACAATCTAACAAAAGAACATGGGTACTCGTCCACAGTACGACTTGTAATGCCCTATGACTTTAATTTATGTGGGTTACAACGTTTAATGACTATAGAGAGTCATTGCAAAGGCTATAAAGAGGGCTTGAGGGGTACTTATAATAGTAAGAATATAACTCTTGCAGTAGGTTGTATGGTGAACTTAGATAAGCTAGACCAGTACATAGAAAGGGCGTTACAAGCTGATGTAAGCAATTATAAGTTATACAACTATACGAATTATACATTTAAAGAAGATAAGTTAATAAGAGAAATTAGTAAGAAAAATAAGGTAGCATAGAAAGGATGATGTATATAAATGAATTTAGCTTAATTTTATTCAAAGGACTTTAACCATCCATTGAAGGTAGGTTATAAGCTAACTTCAAAGGACTCTAAGTGTCCGTCAATTAGGGTATAACAATAAAAGAAACCTAATAACAATAAAAGAAACCAATTTCTTTATTCCCACGAATTAAAATTCTCGGAATAAAAAGTTTCACCACATTATTTTACTATTGAATTAGAATTTTATATTAGAAAGGATTGATTATTATAAATAAAGAAAGTTTAACTTTTATCAAATTTCCCAATTATTTAGTTTGGAATCATCAAGATTCTACTAACACATTACTACGTGAGTATGGAGATAAGATACTTCATATTTTAAGTTATTTAGATTGTTGTACAAGTAGAGTAGGTAATATAAGTTTCTCTATCGAGGACATAATAATTACTTGTGGCTTAGTTCCTAAGAGTGGAAAAGGAAATGTTAATGAACAATTTAGGATCATTATTGTTAATTTAGTTGATAAGTGTATTCTACAGATTAAGAATGATAAAAATATTGATACTTGTAAGATTGGTGAATTAATAAGGTGTGATTATAATCCATTTACTATAACTGAAGATCTAAAAGGATGGTTTCCAGTTTATCATGATAATTATTTAAAAATTATTAATGATGATGATAACACAGACATAAATAAATTAGTAGCACTAAAAATATATTATTACATATTAGCTAGATTGAATAGGCGAGATACACATTACACTACAGAAGGTGAAAAACTTACTAGTAATATAGTGATTACTGGTGGTAAAGCAGAAGTATTTTGGGATGGATACAATTCTATTTGTGAGGATTTGAACATAACTGATAATACCCTTAATAAGTATCTTAAATATTTAAAGAGCTTGAATCTAATATACTATGATAATGTTGGAATGGTTCAAAAAGATGATGTTAAAAAACAAGCTAACAATGTATATGCCATAGATGAAACTGAATTAGAATATGGACTTAAACAAAGTGAGTTGTGGTATGAAGATAAAGGGTATATAGGAGTGGATGGTGAGAATGATAGAGCAATACGAGGTTTAAAAGGTAAAATACAAGCAATGAAAAATAAGGGGAAGGACACTGCTAAGTTAGAACGTAAATTAGGTAAAAAACTTGATAAATTAAAACCCAAAAAAGATATGACCATAGAAGAATTAAGAGATGAATTAAACATTAGATATAAAAACATATTAGAAATTGATGATGCTTATAGCCTTGATTTAAATATAAAGGTGGATTGGAGAGAGTATTTACCTTGGGGAGATGTTACTGATGATGACTATAAAAACGTATTAGAAAAGATTATATCTATAGAAAGTGAAATGAATAAGGCTCTGGGTATTTAAATTACATAACAAATAAAAATAACATTTTAACTGAGAGGTAAATCTTCCTCAGTAGAAAGAGAGGTGATCCAAAATGAAAACATACTTAATACATAAAAAATCATTAGCATATGAACTTATAGGACAAGGCAACATACTTTTAGATAAAGAGAAAAATCTAAAGGATAACAAAAGATGGATATACATATTTGAAGATACGGAAAAACTACATATAGACTTAACAGAGATAAATAAGGAACTACATAGTAACAGATAATTCAAAAATTAAATTCAAATTAAATTCAGAAGGAGAGAAGGAATGAAAAATAATGGAATAAAAATAATGTCATTAGAAGGTGCAGAGATAAATGAATATTCTATAGGTATTAGAAGTAATTATAGGATAAAAGAAGCGGTATTAAATTATAGTTTATTACAAGAGAAGTTGTTAAAAGAAGGTATGGTAGTAAATAAGGGATATACACGAGATATAATAAATATTAAGTTTGGATTCGGAAGTAAGGATGCAGAAGGTGAGATTGAAAGACTTGATAAAACGCTCAAAAAATTAGACACCAAAAAAGATAAAGATAAAATATTATTCATAGAACAATTAACAAAAGACATATTAAATAACAAAGAAAAGTACATAAAAAAAACAGTAGATGAACTTAGAGAAGATATGTATAAGAATGGATTTACTTTAACTTTTAAAGATTATCCTCAACTTACTAGAAATAGTAAAAGTTATAATAAAAAAAAGGTTGATAAATTAAAACAGATTAAGGTTATTAAAGATGCAAAAACAAGAGCAGAAGAATATAAAAAGTTTTATGATGAATTAGATAAAGAAGAAAATACTATAAAAAATACTATAAACTACAAAATGCTATTTAGAAGTCCTGCAAAAGCACGTGTAGGGGAGATAATATTTGTTAATTCAGAATTATATGATAATGTACATAATTGGATGTGTATGGATTTGCAATTACCACAAGAAGAAGCAAAGATAGTTGAAATGAGTGCTTACAGTTCTTTAGTAAGCAGTACAATAATAGATAAAATAAACATACCAGTAGATAATATATTAATTTTAAAAGATTTAACTAGTTTATATGAAACTATAGTTAAAACTGTAAATGTGAATAAGAATGGAGAATGTGTAGTAGATGATGGTGTTAAAACAGTAAAAAATACTATTTGGGATGGTATGGGATTAATTGAAGGTTCATTGGTAAACGGTAAAGGTAATGGAATGTTGTATTTAAGGCAGCACTTCTTTAAAGCTTGTTTATTTAGTAGCAATATCCAATTATTCTTCCAGAATTATTATAAAGATATATATGAAACTGCTACTATAGAGGATATGTTTGGAGTGCCACACTTAGTAAAAGATATAAAAGTTATAACCACAGATAATGCTATTAAATGGTTGAAATTTAAAGAGCTTATGGGAAATAATGATAAAGAATCTTATGAATACTGGTGTAATAAAGTAAAAGAAGAAAATAGTGATTTTGGTATATGTAAAACTGACCATCCATCAAAATTAAGTATTAATGGAAAAATAGTTCAGCAAATGTCATACCAACATGTGAACACTTTAAAAACTAATAAAGAAGGTATAGACTTATTAGCAAAAACTTCTATTGATTATGTAAATAATATGAAAGATAATATTGAATTATTTATTAGTTTCCTTGAGCAAAATAAAAACTTTAGTAATAAAAATTCTATGATGATAGACCTATATAATCATAACAAATATATAGCTGATACTAATTTATTTAGAGAATGGAAGTCTGATATATTAACAGAATATAAAGCTAAACTAAAGAAAGGTAAAATATTGACACATGGAGACAATCTAACTGTTTGTGGTAATCCTTATCTACTATTACAATATGCAGTTGGAGAGCTAGACCAATATATAAAAGATGGAGTTATAGAAGGATATGAAGATAGTACATTACCAACTAGTAAAGATTATATAAGTTGTTATACTACGATGTTTGAAAACAAAGAAAAATTAGCAGGATTTAGAAACCCACATAATGCTCCTAATAATATAATGTACTTTAGGAATTTCAGGCATGATTTAATGGAAGATTACTTTAATTTTAGTCCTAATATAATAGCTGTAAACTTATTAAAAAATGATGCTCAAGATAGAGGTAATGGTTTTGATGAAGATTCTGACTTCTTCTATGTAACGGATGATACTACAATTGTAGAATGTGCTAAAGAGTGTTATAAAGAGTATCCAACTATTGTTAATGATATTGATAAAGAGAATAAACCATACAATAATACTTTAGAAGATTATGCAAAAATGGATAGTAGACTAATGGAATCTAAAAATACAATAGGAGAAACTTCTAACTTAGCACAACTTGCATTAAGTTACTATTGGTCAGAAGAAGATAAAAAAAATAAAAAAGAATTATATGATAATTTTGTTATATTATCAGTTTTAGCACAAGTTGCTATAGATAACAGCAAAAGAAAATTTGATATAAATGTAGCAAAAGAAATAAAAAGAATGAGAGCCATGAAATGCATGAAGCGAGATAAACCAATGTTTTGGAAATATGTAAAAAAGAATAAAGATAAAGATGGTAAAAAGAAAGAGATAAAAATTGATAATTCTATCACTTGTCCAATGAATTATTTAGTTGATTTTATAGGTGACGGGATTAAAAATGCTAGTACCAATGAACCGTTAAATATATTGGATTTAATAGTAAAGTTTGAAGGTAAAGCTAAAAAAGAACAAATGGATAAAATATTATCTATAGTAAAAGGATATGATGATTTTGTTAAAGAAAATAAGGCTACAAACGATGAAGAGCAGGAAGAGTGGTTTGATAAATTAAAATTAGAAGATGATGAAACAATAGACAAGCTGAGTAAATTCAATATCAGCGATAAAACTCTTAATATGCTAATCGTAAATGCAATTAAAATTGATGGTAAAAATGTTAAATATCGAGATAAGTTGTTAAATTGTCTTTATAGAGTAAATTCTAAAGAATTTTTAAAGCATTTTAAAATGAAAAAGGGAGAAAATAATATTAACAAAGTGGGTTAAATGTAGTCATACCAACAGTTATAAAGGATTGGACAAACACCGTATAAGGGGAGAGGTATACCTTCCTCATACATCTATGAAAGTTTAAAATGAGTAATAGAGGTCGCTATTGCCAATGCGATAAATAAATATGGAACTCTAGTCGACTAGAGATATTGGGGGAAGGCAAAATCCTTCCTCTCATTTATACTAAAGAAGAAAATTTATTGGTTTTATGTTTAACAAATATGTAGATTATTACTACAGAGTCCTCCGAGGATGACGGGGAATTAAAAATGTAGAATATCATTCATGTGCTTGTGTGGTGTTTCACTACCGTAAATGTGAGTTTTAATGCAGTAGTTGGCAGTTCCCCAACTGTCTTCTACTATTTTATTTGTTTTAAATTGAGTTATATTTATCTAATTATACTATACCATATATAAATTGCAATATCAATACTTTTTATAAAAAAAGTTTAAATTAATTATTGAGTTGTAAGATGAAGGATAATGATTAATTTTGTAGAAGTATAAATATGGGGGAGAGGTGAGTTAGAATAGATAAAAAAGTAGTAAATTTTGATATTGAACTTGGTAAAGTATATACCAAGGAAAGACTGGCTCTTTACGTAGATAAGCTAAACTATATGTTAGTAGAACTAGATCCATTATATTATGCAAATAGTAATACAGGTAATTTTAGAGTTAAAGAAATTGTAGATAATGCAAATAATAAATTAGTGTTGGATGGTAAGATGAAATGTGGAGACCAAAATAAAGTTATCGTTATTGAAAGAGTATAGAGATTGAATAATAATTACTTTTGTAGAAATGTTATTCTGTGGAAGGGGGTGAGAGAGGTGTTATTGGAAGATTTCGGAGATATGAAAATAGTTAAAAAAGCAAAAAAAGAAGAAGAATATGAAATTGAATATGGAAACATAGATTTCAGACCTTCTATTGAATTACCGTTAATTAGCATAATAAATAGTAACAATAATAGTGATACATTTGTAATTGAATTAGAAGATAAGTACAATATAATATTATCTAATTTAAAGATAGACATCAATAAATTTAACTATGAAAATATTAACCCCCATGAATGTTTATTGTATACATTTGAGTTCATCACTACAATAGGAGATATACCATTCGAGTGGAAAATTGATGATGCTTGGATAAGTAGATTTTCTAATATTAGAGAAATGACATTAGAAACAAGAGCAACCTCAAGGCTAATAATTAATAAATTAATTGAATGATAAAGAAATATATAATTAAACCTCATGAGGCTTAGTATTTAAACTAAGCCTTTTATTATGTCCAAAATTAAAAACTATTAGAGATTATAATTAACATTTTTATAATTTCCATACAGTTTTTAATAACTGTACTTGATAAAGCGTGTAAAAAGCTTATTTAATATTAGTAATTTGCTAGTTGATGTGGATAGTTGTTTACTAGGGCAATGCTATGTTGTATTTACAGAAAAATATGAGTACATAAACTATATTAGTGTTATTTAGAGTGTAATTAATTTTGCACTCTTTTATTTATTTAGAAAGAGGTGTAGAAAGAAAGAAAATGGAAAGTGAAGAAAGACGAGAATATAAAAGAAACTGGCATTTAAAAAATAAGGACAAAGAAGAATATAAGGAAAGAAGAAAAGAGAACAATAGACGGTACAGGGAAAGACATAAAGAAGAAATAAATGAGAAAGTAAGGTTGAGAAAAAGTGATTCTCAATATTTTAAAAACTATTATGCAGAAAATAAGGAAAAGTGGAAGTTCTATAATAATAAGGATTCGTTTAATTGTGTTTATAGATTTATTTCAAAAAGTGGAGAGATATTAAGGATTGGAAGTACAAGTAACTTAAAAACTAGAATTGCCAATTATATGAGTAACGGTTTGAATGATATTAAGTTGAAAGAATGGTTTAACTTATTAGAGTTAGACCGTATAGAGTACATATTAATAAGTGACCGAGAAACTGCTTATATGGTTGAGTATAATCTTATACAACGTTTTAATCCTCGATTCAATATTATAGAAAATTTAGAAATAGAAGAATGGGATGAAGATGTAGAAGACCTATGGCAGACTTGGGAAGGACTAGACTATTACAAGTGTAAATATAAAGCTTTGTGCAATGAGGATTTATAATATTTTTTAATTCTCATTTGAGAGTCAAATAATAAAAGAGGTGAAAGTGATGATTAAATTTAAGAGTAATAAAAAAGCAACATTTTTAAAATATTTTGGTGTAGATATAAGACCTACACTAGATAAAGATACTAATATTGTACTGTGGTTAGTTGATGAGAATGATACTAAATATGGGGATGTAATAGCAGATTATGTGGATTGCACCAGAGGGTATAGAGAAGTGTATTTAGATTATACAAAGTGGCTAGAAACAGAAAGAGAAATTAAGGATTTAATACATAGAGCAAGATTATAGAAAGAGAGGTAAGAAAGATGATTGAAATAATAGGATTTATACTAACTTATGTAATATTTGTAGGATTAATATTTTTAGAGGCAATTGGAATACTCGGAGTAGTAAAATTAGGATTTATTGGAATGGAATATGTGGACAAAATTACAGATAAATTAAAGAAGAAAGTAAGGATAGAGGAGAGATAAGAGATGAATAAGTATGAAAGAAAAAGAATGGATAATGAGTATTTAGAAACTATGGAATGGATGTATCGCAATTGTGTTCCAGAAGAAAATAATAAAGAAATTACATATAGAGAAGTAAAAGAGTATTTAAAAAGTCATTTACATAATAATAAAATTTTAGCACAACTCCTTCCTGATCTAAATAGTTTGACTGAAAAGACTATACAAGCCTTAGAATCCGAGGATGAAGAAGTGTTTGATTTATATTTTAAAAGACTATGTGGTTTTGTGGAAAAATTGCAAAAATATATGGAGGTATAGAAAGATGGAATATATAAGAATTGAATATAGAGACAGAGTGAAAGAGATATTGGAATTCATTAGTAAGGAAGAATTAGGTAAGTGGGTAGTAGAAAATTTTGATAACATTAAAGACTTAAAACCAGAAGACATGGCTAGAAAAATTAGGATAAATACTAGTGATGGCAAAGAGATAGTTAGAAAGTTATATGATGAAAAGGCTAGTGTTCTTGAAAATATAGCCATGATGGTTGATGATATTAAATTAGAAGAAGAACGTATAGGACAGATTACTATTATTGAGCCTAGAGTTGGAGTGTTTAAGTAAATGATTAAAAATTTTACATATGAAATTAATGGACAAGAAGATTATAAAATGGCAATCCATGAGATTGAATTAATAAGACAACAGTATAAAAACATTAGTACAGTGGAAGTAGTTGATAGAGATAGAAATGTTATTGCTATTTTGTTGGAGGTATACAATGTATAGAATTGTAATAATTTAGAGGATTTTATAACTTTTTGTAGAATATAGAGATTGGTAAAATTTTAATATTCTATGGGGGTAAAAATGAGCATAAAAAGAATTAGAGTCAAGACTATAGCAAATGAGTTTAAAAATATCATAAAAAACGTAATAAAAGTTTTAAAATGTGATTTAGACAAAGAGTTTTCAGAATTAAAATTGTTAGATAGCGTTAATTTGAAAAAAAGAAAATATATGTATATTAATATAGCAAAAAATAGTAAGGAAGCTGGGAGTATATTTAAAAATTTCATTGGTATGACAGCAATTATAATTACTATTTTGGGTATTATTGTTCCAGTTTATATAAAGACTACTGATAATATAAATAATGTATTTAAAGATATTACTGATAAGAAAATTGAGCTAATTAATCAAAAAGAAATAAAACCAGAAGAAAAAATATCTCAACAAGAAGAACTTTCAAAAAAACTATCTGAAGCATATATTAACAATATAGAATCAGTTTCAAGTTATTTTGAAGGTATTACTAAAATTGTAGTATGGGTTATAGCGTTGAATGGGGTGATAATACTTATTATGATATTTTATAATTATAAAAATTCTTATTATGAAACAGTGGTTCAGTATATAGATGATGAATTGATAAAAAATAATGATATTATAAATTAAATTAATAATTTATTAGGCATCCTTAGGGTGTCTTTTATTGTACAGAAAAATAATAAGAAAGTTGGTAGATAAGATATGTTAGAAAAATTATATGAAGATGACATAGTAATTAAATGTAAGGAATGTGGAGAAGATTTTATATTTACTAAGAGAGAACAGGAGTTTTATAAAGAAAAAGGATGGGATAGTGAACCCAAAAGTTGTTATCAATGTAGAAAAAATAGAAAGAAATATATAAGAAGGGAAGATTAAAATGATGGAATTAGGATTGCTCATGATTAGTATAGTAATTATGTTTATTATAGTTTTATTTTGGATGATTGATAGAAGTAATTTACAAGATAAGATTAATAAATATGAAAGACAGATATCTTATTTAGAGAGAGAAAAAGATAAAAACATAAAAAATATAGAATCTTTAAGAGTATATATAAAAGAGATAATGGAAGGAACGTTAGATTAAATGAAAGTAAGAAAGTATTATCATCATGTTTATACATTTATTAATGAGGTGGACTGGAAAAAATATTGGAATGACATAGAAGTTTTCAGGAGTGAATTTGGAGAGGATAATATTGTTTATTATAGTGGAGATGATCATGGATTTATTACTTGTGATATTGAGGTGAATATATGAGTGAGATTAATAAGACATATAAACATGAATATTTTTATGAGAATGATGTTGAGTACATAATAGCTTGTGAGGAAGTTAAGAAGTTTAAAGACAAGTTTAGAAAATATAATGTTATAGTTTACAATGATAAGGATAAAAGCATTTTAAGAGTATGGGTAAATATAAGAGAGTAATTTCACTAGATTATACTATAACAAGATATAACATTTTAAAAAAAGAAAAGTAGGTGATTTTTACCTACTTTTCTTGAATATATTTTAATAAATAGTGATTCGTCACTAGAGTCATCATTGGATATTTTACCTAGAAAATATGATATTATTTTAAACAATATAGACTTAGATTTTCCGTCCTTAGGTTTAGAAGTATAGCATTTAACTTTATTTTTATCACCATTAAGATGAGTTATTTGACAATTAAATGTAATATTACACTTATTGAATTGTGATAATGGTTTATTGGATGACTTTCCTTTAATTGTAGATGCTAGGAGTTTTTCAAGTAATAAAGAAACTAATTCATCTATATTTTCTTCAGATGAGTTAGTTGAAGTTGTCATTGGGTTTTTATTTAAACCGCCTAAACCACTAAAAAGGTTATCATAATTAATTGTAGTATTATGTTTCATTTTAACGACTCCCTTCATTATAAATATTATATAATAAATGATAGATATATTCAAAGTGAATTTAAATTAACTTATAGAGAAAGGATGTGAAATAATATGGCAAAATGGATAGGAAGACCACCAAAATTTCAAGATGCAAATGAAGTAACTAAAATAATTGAGAAGTACTTTAGTGAATGTGACATTAATAATGAACCATATACAGTAAGTGGACTAGGATTAGCACTAGGTATTAGTTTGTCTAGTTTAAGGGATTACAAGAATTGTGTTAATGATATTAATGTACTAAAACAATTAGATGAAGATGTAAAACGTGAACTTTCGCTCATCGTAAAAAGAGCCTATATGATATGTGAGAATTATGCTGAGAAGAAGATGTTAGACCCTTCTTGCAATAAAAATCCAGTATCATATATTTTCAGTTTGAAAAATTTTGGATGGGTAGATAAGCAAGAAGTAGAGCAAACTAATAGAACCATAGAAGTGACTTTGGAAGATTAATAATACATGCCAATGTAACACAATAGATATTAAGTTACATTGATTAAATCTCTATATTCATTGATATTACTAGTGTTGTGCTAAATACCATATAAATTTTTTGTTCTAATGTAACATATTGTATTGCGTTATTACTTTGAATGTATTATAATGAATATATAAAGTTGATGAAAGAAGGATTAATCTATGGATTTAGTACAACCAATTAGGGATAAAGATTTAATACAAAAGTTTAAAAATGAATTATTAAAGAGTGGATATAGAGATTATATGTTATTTATAATAGGTATTAATACAGGACTAAGAATATCAGATATATTAAATCTAAAAGTAAATGATGTAAAAGACCATACACATATTAATATAGTAGAAAAGAAAACAGGAAAGAATAAAAGATTTCTAATTAACACATACCTAAAGAAAGATATAGACCGATATATAGAAGGTATGTGTAATAATGATTGGTTATTCCCTTCTCGTAAAGGTGATAAGGCTATTAGTAGAGTTCAAGCATATAGAATACTTAACAATGTAGCTGATAAGTTAGGTGTAGAAGAAGTAGGAACACATACACTTAGAAAGACATTTGGTTATTGGCATTACCAACAACATAAAGATGTAGCAGTATTACAAGATATATTTAATCATTCAGCACCAAGTGTAACTCTTAGATATATTGGAATCAATGATGATATAAAAGATAAGACAATTGAAGAGTTCTATTTATAAGATTAGGTTTATGCCTAGTCTTTTTATTATGAGGGGGTATGGTTCTAAATCTATGTGTGTATTATGGGTACGTACCCTAGATAAATATTTTTTACAATAAAAAGGACTTTATAGTAGTATATAGAATTATTCTATGAGGTGAATTTTATGAAAGAATTAGTTGAAAAATATAAATATGGTAAAGGAATAAGGCAATATAGTGACAGATATAAAAAGGGAATAGGTGATAGATTTTGGGGACAGATTACAAGTAAAAATGATGTTTCTAAAATTGTAGAGAGAGCTAAAAATGTAGTAAGTTATTTCGAGAAAGATTTCAAATGGAAATTAATTTCTGAAGATATTGAAGAGATACAAATGGAATTAGGAAAGTATGAATTAGCATTATGTAAAATAATACAAATGAATGATTTTATATTAAAACCTAAAGAAAATAATTTTGATTATACATCTGAAGAATTTATGCAATTATTAAATGACTTAGAAAATTTAAAAGAACGTTTGTCTGATATTATGATGAGAAAAGCATGTCAAGATTAGATAAAATTCAAGAGCTATCTTTTGATAGTTCTTTTTTAATGCCTAAAAATCAATAAAAGGGGGTGGTTTGCCACTATGAGTAATGCAAAATTTAAGATATCTAAGAAGTGTTTCAATGATGTGTATTTACCACAATTAGAAAATTATGATACTAGATTTAACGTGTTCTATGGTGGGGCATAGTTGGAAGTGGTAAGTCGCACTTTGTATTTGCAAAGCTAATTTATAAATATTTAAAATATGAAAATAGAAAGTGTTTAGTTATTAGAAAGACTCAAAATTCTTTAAAGGATAGTTGTTTTTCAATGGTAAAATCTATATTATCAGATTGGCATTTATATGAACAATGTAAAATAAATAAAACAGATTTAACTATTGAGTTACCTAATGGTAGCTTATTTTTATTTAAAGGGTTGGATGACCCTGAACGAATTAAATCTATTAATGGCATAGATGATATTATAGTTGAAGAATGTACTGAAATAGATGATTTCTCTTTTGACCAATTATGTTTAAGGCTTAGAAGTAAAAATCCATATAATCAAGTTCATGTAATGTTTAACCCAGTATCTAAAGAAAAGTGGGTATATAAACGATGGTTTGCTGATGATGCAACCTACAATAAAGATAATACTGTAATACTACATACTACATATAAAGATAATAAGTTTCTACCACAGGAATACATAGATAACCTTAAAGAAATGGAAAAAACAAATAATGTATATTATAGGATTTATGCTTTAGGAGAGTTTGCTACACTTTCTAAGTTGATATACACCAATTGGGAAGTTAAGACTTTTGATTATATGAAAATATTGAAGGAGAAAGATACTAGAAAAACAATATTTGGAACTGATTTTGGATATACAAACGATTATACAACATTAATATGTAGTGTTATTGATGAATCAGAGAAAATAATATGGATTTATGATGAGCATTTTGAAAAACATATGACCAATGAAGATATATATAAAATGTATGAAGAACATGGTGTAGTTGGAGAAAGAATTGTTTGTGATAGTTCTGAACCAAAGTCTATAGAAGAATTAAAAAGATTTGGATGTAAAAGAGTAGTTGGTGCAACTAAAGGAAGAGACTCTATTATGAATGGTATTCAATTAATTCAACAATATAAGATTATAGTACATACCAACTGTGTTATGATTCAAGAAGAATTGAAAAACTATACCTTTGTAAAAGATAAATCTACAGGAGAATATATAAATAAGGCTATAGATAAATATAATCATGGATTGGATGCATTTAGATATAGTGTCATGAATGAAACAGGAAATAAAAGAGGTACTATAAGATTATTAGATAGAAGACTACTAGGGATTTAGTTGTCTTTTTTAATGCGAAAAAAATAGGAGGTGAAGTAAATGTTATATAATAAAGAAATAGCCGAAAAATTAATAAAAAAATATAATAGTCAATTACCATTGTATAAAAAGATGTATAACTATTACATAGGTAAAACAGACATAGAGAATAACTATAAGCAGATTGATGGTAGAAGTAATGAAATGATAAAGACTAACTATATTAAGAAGTTTATAACAGAGCATGTTGCTTATGGTGTAGGAAATGAGATTACATATACACATAGAAAGGATGATGAAGATTGTATTGATGATATAGAATATAATGTTCAAATTCAAAAGTCTAGTATAGATAGTCTATTATACAAGAATATGCTTATATTTGGTAAAGCGTATGAATTAGGATATATATACAATGATGAAATTAGATTTAAAGTAACTACTCCATTGAATTCTATAGCATATGTAAATGATGAAAACGAGACAGAGATGTTTATATATTTTTATAAAAAAGATTTAGATGATACTAAATATATGGATATATACTGTACTGAAGGTATTTATCACTTTGAAGAAGAGTTTAAAGAAGTAGAAACAATGACACCATCTTATTTAGGAGTACCTGTTTCTATTGCCGTATTGGATGAAGAAGAATTTGAAACTATTTATAATGATATAAAAACATTACAAGACGGTTTTGAAAAATCATTATCTAACTGGCTTAACAACGACAATGATTTCAGAGATAGTTACTTTTATACTAAAAACGTAGAAGTAGATGAAACTTTTGCTGATAAAATGAAAAATATGAGGGTTATTGATCTACCTAATTCTGATAGTGAAGCGGGATTTATGACTAAAAATGCTAACGCTGATTATGTTAATAGATTAGTAGATGTGATAGAAGATAAAATATATCAGATATCGCAGTCTATTAATAGTAATGAAGCAATGCAAAGTAATACTTCTGGTGTAGCAATACTAAGTAGAATCATAAATTTAAGAAATAAAATAAACTTAGAACAGAAATGTTTAAAGGATGCTATAAGAAATAGACTAAAAATATTATTTAAATATTTAAAGATAGCATATAGTAAAAATTATAATTATAGAGATATAAAGATAAACTTTACTATGAATGTACCAAGTGATGATGTAGCTATGGCACAAATAATCACACAACTTAACGGTAAATTATCTGTAGAAACTGGCTTAAATCAATTAAGTTTTATTCAAAATGGAAAGGCTGAATTTGAAAAAATGTTGGATGAACAGAAAAAGATTAATGATATCTTAGAGAGTGGTCAGATTGACCTAGATAATATAGGTGAAGATGAGGAGTTGATATAATTGAAAAATTTTAAGAAGTTCTTTAGAGGATTGATAAATTATTGTATCCATTATATAGAATTAAAAAGGATGTTAAAAAATGAGAAAAGGAATAAGTAAAGACCAACAATTTTATATTAATCTAACTGAAGAATTTAATAAAGAATTATATAACATATCAGATACTGAAATTAATAAAATTTTAAGTAAACAAAAGAAAGATAGAGATACTTTATTATCAGAAATAGGTAAAATAATATTAACTTATACTGTAGCAGATAATATATTAGATTTAAGCAGCCATGAAAAAATTAAACTTAGTAAGAATCTAAATAATATTATAAGTGATATATTTAAAGCTCAAACAAAAAATGAAATATCTAAGGCTAATGATATATTAACTATGATAGGGTTGGATAAATATTATTCTAACTCTTATACTTTAAGTTTAGGATTTGATTTTAAAATTAAAAAAATCACTGATAAAGCACTTGATGGGATAATTAAAAAAACTATTAAGGGTAAAAATTATAGTGATAGAATTTGGGATAATAAAAATAAAGTTGCTAAAGCTCTAAGAGTAGAAATTAAGAAGTTCTTGAATGGAGAAATAAATCTAAATGAGATTGAGAAGGTAGTTAAAACTAGATTTAATTTTAATGCCTATAACACTAAAAGATTAGTTCAAAATGAAACCAGTAGAGTCATGAATCAAGTTAATGAAGAATTCCAAGAGGATCATAATATTGAATATGTTATGTGGTCGGCAACTTTGGATGATAAGACAGGAGATTATGATGCATCACTAGATGGAAAAGTTTTTAGAGTTGATGATGATAGTAGACCTATGCCGATTGATGATACTCATATTGGATGTAGATGTTGTTATATTAGTTTACCTAATGAAAATTATAGACCTTCTAAAAGATTAGACAATAAAACTAAAGAGAAAATAAGTTATAAAACTTATGAAGAGTGGAAATTAGAACAAGACCTTTAAAGGGTCTATTTTTATGTAGAAAAATATTTTATGAACTAGGTAGGATATAAATACTACTTAGGGCGAAAGGAGATTTTAAAATGAAGAAAAATGAATTATTAAAGTTAATAGAAAGTTTAGAGGATGAAGCAGAAGTGCTTGATACTTTAAAAGAACATGAAGAAATAAAGTCTTTAGCTAAGGACTTTAATGTTAATGAAATAGCATTAGAAGACTTTACAAAACTCTTGCAAGAGAATCCAACTATAAAAGGATATTGGACATCTGAAAAAGATAGAGCAGTATCTAAAGGTGTTAATACTTTTAAAGAAAACAACCTTCAAAAACTAATTGATGAAGCTATAAAGTCTAAATCAAATGAAGGTAAAACTCCAGAGCAAATAGCACTTGAAGAAATTCAAAAGAAGTATGAAGCTATGGAAAAACAAATGAAAATGAAAGACTTAGAATCTAAGTATAAAGATACTTTAAGTGAAAAAGGTTTAGATACTAGACTAATGAAATTTATCTTATCTGAAAATGAAGAAGATATTACTAAAAATATAGAGTTCTTTACTGACATAATATCTTCTAATACTAATTTGAAGGTAAATGAAAGATTGAATGAATCTAGTTATAAACCTAAGAATAACAAGGATTTAAATAATAATAAAACTATGACTAAAGAAGAATTATTAAATAAGGGAATTTTCTATGTAAGTAAATTTCAAGAAGAAAATCCAGAAGAATATAAATTAATAATGAATAGTTAAACAACCATAATGCTTGAAATGATATATAGCAAAAATGGTTGTTTTTATTATGTCTTTTTATAAGTCTGAATTAGACATAAAAGAAAAAGGACTACTATATTTAAAATGAAAGAGGTAATAATTATGGAAAATACACTAATTAATAATGTGGTTTTAGGAGAAGTTATAGGAGCAGAACTTCCAGGAAAATTAAAATTTGCTCCAATTGCAATTGTAGATGATACTTTAGTAGGTGTAGCAGGAGATACTATAAAGGTTGAAAAGTATGGTTATATTGGAGAAGCAGTAGACGTTGCTGAAGGTCAACCAATTCCATTATCCGATTTAGCTATGACTTCTACCGAAGTTACTTTAAAGAAGGCAGGTAAAGGTTTTACTTTGACAGATGAAGAAGTTCAAAGAAGGGGAAGTGAAGTAGTAGAAGAAGGTAAGAGACAAGTTACTATGGCAATCAAAGATAAAATTGACACAGATTCTTATGAGTCTCTAAAGACAACTAAACTAGTACACAATTGTGCATTAAAGTTAACTTTTGCAGACATAGTTAAAGCTAAGTCATTATTTCAATTAGAAGATGATGAAAAGTTAGTGTTATACATTCATCCAGACCAAGAAGCTGATGTGATTACTACAGAAGGATTTATTCCTTCTACTAACTTTGGAGATAAAGTACTAGTTGAAGGTGCAATTGGTAGACTGGCTGGTTGTGATGTTGTTAAGACTTTAAAAGTTAAGAAAGTTTCTAATAAGTATAATGACATTGTTGTAAGAGATGGTGCTTTAGGAATTAAGTTGGGAAAATCTGTTGGAATTGAAGAAGATAGAGTAGCTTCGAATAAGAAAACTGATTATTATGCAGATGAAGTTTATATTACTTATCTAGCTAGAGATAATGGAGCGGTTAAAGTAGTTACTACCGAAGCTTAGCTTCTTTTAGGGATAGGGGGTATTTCTCCTACCCTATCTTTTATATGAGAGGAGATTGATAAAATGTATACGGATTTAGAATTAGAACAAATAGCAATAAGTTCTATTAGAAATTACTTAAATGTTGTAGGTAAAGAGTCATGGACAGATGGTTATATTAAATCTAATTATGCTATGGCTATTAAGGTAATAATAAATAACTATAAAAATGTATTAGAAGTTAGTAACGGAATATCTAATATAAACTCTGTTTCTCGGGGAGTACAATCTATTAGTTTTAATAGTAACTCCAATTCGCTTATAAGTGACGAAGTTAAATTATTACTTCCTCGACCTTTCATTAGATTGTTTTAAGGTGGTGAAGAAATGGTATTTTTAAAAAATGCATCAATAGAAACTACAATCAAGACTACTTACAAAAACAATATAGGTCAAGTTATAATAGAAGGATGGAAAAAGAATGGTAATGTCTACAGGGTTGGAATTGACCCTATAGACATAAAAGCTATTAAATGTACATGGGGTGAAGATATCGAAGCTAAATATCAGGTATATGCTGATGAAGAATTACTTATCGGAGATATTGTAGTTTGGAAAAATAAAGTCTATGAAATAGAAAAGGCTATAGATTATATTAATTACCGAATTTATGCTATTAAATCTGTAGATGTGGAGGTGATAGCATGAAGAAAGTAAATAATCTAAAAAAAGTAATGGATAAATATAAAGATGCAGTTAAAGAAGCCAGTGAAGAAATTAGTATTACTGAGTTAGCTAATATACAATCTAATACTCCTGTTAAGACGGGTGACTTAAAGAAAAGTATTGGAACTGCTATAGAAGGTGATGGTAGTAAAACTGAAATCGTTTGGGGTTCTGATTTAATATATGCTCCAAAAGTTGAGTTTGAAAATACCTCTTATTTACGAGATACCTTAAGAGAAAACCATGACCAAGTTGTAGAAATTCTTAAAAAGCACTTAAAAGAAATAGAGTAGGAGGTGCTTAAATGGTAGATTTAGAGGTTATACAAGAAAATATAATTAATCTTATTAACTATGAAAATTTATTTTTAGATGAATTACCGAGTGATTCTGATTTTGTTAATTCTATAGGTATAGTTGCTAAGATAGGTGATTCTATCCAAGATAATACTTATAGGAATGATTTAACCTTAGAATTAAGATTGGTAGGTACTAAAAATAAAAAAATAGATATGCAGAGATTTGCAATAGAATTAGAACAAAAATTAAATAAAACATATTTTTTAAATTGTAGGATCATAAAACAAAATGCTTTTTATTCTAGTTATATAGATGAAGATAAGCAAAATATAGTTCTACAATTTTATATTTTAAAATATTAGAAAGGACGTGTTGAAATGAGTGATATTAAAGATATGAATATCTTGGTTGATAGTGCAGTTCTGTATTACGGAACATTTGACTTAACTACTGGACTAGATACAGTAATGACCACTATAAAGGATAAAGAATTAGGTCTTGCTAAAGGTTCTTTAAAATTTGAAGCCAAACCCGAGATTAGAGATATTGAACATTGTGGAGCTTTAGAAAGAAAGATAGCAGGTTTACAAAGAGTTATGAAGTGGGATGTAAAAGCAGAAGCAGAAATACTTGATTTTAATAAAACTGTATTAGAAGCTAGTTTAATAAAGAAGGTTGAAAATACATCTACCAAGTTTGATGTATATGAACCATCTGATACAATAGATGTTGCTGATTATAAAGACTTGTTGATAGTAGGTCAAAAACATGGAAGTTCTGACCCAATTATTATACATATTTTGAATTCCTACAATGCAGAAGGTATTGGGTTTGAAACCAAAGACAATGATGAAGCTAGTACTGCTATGACATTTAACGGATGTTATAAGTTTAATAGCAACGAAAAACCATTTAGAGTTTATATGCCGAAAGCAGTAATTTAAGGGATAGAGTAAAATCTATCTCTTTATTTATATTGATGATTTAATTTAGTCTTCTAATTTATGAAGACTAGAAGATTAATAAAATTATTAAAAGTTAGAAAGGAAGTTAGTAAAAATGATAAATGCAAATAAAGAATTGATAATAACTACAAGTGAAGCAATGATGGTGTTAAGAGTAATAAATAAACTAAATATGAAAAATGAATTAGTAAAAGCCATTGGAGAATTTACTAAGATACAACAAGAATCCGAACAACAATATAGAAAGTTAAGAGAATTAATTTTAGAAGATTGTGGTGGAAAAGATGAATATATTATTTTAAGTGATGATGATAAAGAAATAATAAGTAATAAAATATTACTTAAGGATAATGGAATACAAGAAAAATTAGTTGCACTAGAAGAAAAACAAAATAGTTTAGGAACAGATATTCTGTATGAATTTATAAGTAAATTACCAAGTGCAGAAAAAGAGGTATATAAAGCATTAGCAACTATATTCAATAAAAATGTAAAAGAAATAGAAGTTCAAGAATTAGATAAAACTGTTGATATGATTAAAGAAATTGTTAAATGTAAAAGTATAATAAGTTTTTTCAAATAAGCAATCAGCTAGAAGATATAAGCATTAATTTATATTATATTCTTTTAAAAACTGGTTGCATTAGTTATATAGAAAAAATGGATCTAAACGATTCAATATATATTATAACAGATGTTATAGAAGGATTCATTGATGAAAGAACATATATGAGATATTGTCTTGATAATATATTATTACAATTTAATGGAAGTCCAATGTCTTATATAGATTATAAATCTAAAATTGGTGGGGTTTCTAAAACTAATAATATAGAGATAACCCAAGAAGAAAAAGAAAATATAAGAAACAATGCATTAGAGACTTTATCTAGTTTAGCTTTAGTTAATTAGATAATCTCTCTTTTTTATTTTAATAAAAAGGGAGGTGAGAAAAATGAGTGATGTATTTGATTTGCAAGGTAGTATTAAACTCAATTCCAGAGAAGTATTAGATGGACTGGCTAAAGTTGATAAACAAGTTGATGAAACTGGAAAATCCATGGAGGAGTTAGAAGGTAAGAGTGGTAAAGTCGGAAAAGTTATGGGAGGACTAGGTAAAACTATTGCTTCTGCTTTTTCTTTAAATGTTATTAAGAATTTTGCTAAAGAAGCGGTAGAAGGTGCTAATGTTCAAATAATAGCTGAGACTAAACTTCAAAATAACTTAATGGCTACGGGCAAGGCTACTATGGAAAATGTAGATAGTTTAAAACAGTATGCTTCACACTTGCAAAAGGTCGGAGTTATTGGAGACGAAGTTGGTATGGCGGGTATGTCTCAATTAGCAACTTTTAACTTGACTAGTGATTCTATTAAAACTTTATCTGATGGAATGTATAACCTTGCAGTTAATCAAAAGGGTGTAAATGCCACACAGGAAGATATGATGGGATATGCCAACATGGTAGGTAAAGCTATGCAAGGACAAGCAACTGCCTTAACTAGAGTTGGTGTAACTATGGATGAACACCAAAAGAAAATTATTGAAACAGGTACAGAGCAAGAGAGAGCATCGGTTATAGCAGAAGTTTTAAAAGCTAACTATGGAAACCTAAATGAAGAAATTGCTAAAACTCCTGAGGGTAAAATGGCTCAATTGAACAATGACCTTGGTGACATGAAAGAAACTTTAGGTATGGCATTATTACCAGTTATAACTAAAGTAGTGGAATGGATACAACAATTAGTTACTTGGTTTACCTCTTTATCTCCAACCATGCAAAAGGTAATATTAGTCGGGGGATTAGTAGTTGCATTTTTACCAGGACTAATAGCAATGTTAAGTGGATTGGCTACCGTTGCAGGTGCTTGTGGAATATCCTTTACAGCTATGGCACTTCCTATATTAGCAATTATTGCAGTTATAGGAGCAGTTATAGCAATAGGTGTTCTGCTATATAAGAATTGGGATACCATAAAAGAGAAAGCAGGGCAACTAGGAGCATGGCTTGGTGAAAAATGGAATAACATTAAAGAAAAGACATCTCAAACTTGGAATAGCATGAAGGAAAATACCTCTAAAGCATGGGGTGCAATGAAATCCAAAATTGAAGAGCATGGTGGAGGAATAAAAGGTATTGTAGGATTAGTTGGTGAAGGTATGAAGAAATCTTGGGGAATGGCTTTTGATAATATGGATAAGGCGAGTGGTGGTAAATTATCAGCTATGGCTAATAAAGTCAGAGAAGGACTAGATAAGGTTAAGAATTTCTTTAGAAACTTAAAACTTCCTGAAATAAAAATTCCACACATCAAACTACCACATATTGGAGTTACGGGAGAGTTTAGCTTGAAACCTCCTAGAATACCAAAGTTTAATGTAGATTGGTACTCTAGCGGTGCTATATTTAACAAGAAAACAATATTACCAAATGGAATAGGAGTTGGAGATGCTAATAAAGGTCAAGGGTCAAACCCAGAAGCAATAATGCCGATTGATGGGTTAAGAGATATGATTAAAGATTTATTACAAATAACTGTTATAAATGAAATGGATGGTAGAGAGATGTCTAGGATGTTAGCTAAATACCAAGATGAATTTGACAAATATAATCAAAGAAATCCAAGATTAGCTTATTAGAGAGGAGGTATAAAATGAATATAGCAAGTGATATGTATAGTGTAGATACGCCAGTACATGATTTTATTTTTAATAGAAACAATGCTACAGATTTTAATTTATTAGTTGTAGAATATCCATCTATACCTTCTATCAACGAGGAAATAGAAGAGGTACTTATACCTAATAGAAGCAGTTCTCTAACTATAAGAAAAAATGAATATAGGGATAGAGAAATAAAGTTCAAATTAAGAATGGTAGACATAGAATACTTCTGGGAAGAGATAGATGCTATCAAAATATGGCTAAGTGATATTAAAGATAACAAACTATATTATGATAGGGAAGATAGATATTTTGTAGTAAAGAGAGTTATAGTAGGAAATATTTTTAAAGAACTAAAAATGTATGGGGAGTTTGAAATTAGTTTTATAGTAAAACCATTTTTAGTAGGTATGACAAATTCAAAGAATTTTTTAGAAAATAATTTTGTCATAAAAAATCAAGGCAATTTTGAAGTGAATCCTTTAATAACTTTATACGGTAATGGAAATCTTCAACTAACCATTAACGATGAAACATTAACTATTAATAATGTAGTTAATCAAGTAAACATTAATTCTCATTTGATGGATTGTACCAATGCTGACGGTAGTAATAAATTAATGGATACGCTAGGTAATTTCCCAACTTTAAAAGTAGGAGATAACAATATAGTCGTATCTGAAAATGTAGTAAACACAACTATAAAATTTGATAACTTGTACAGGTAGGGAAATTATCTCTACCTTATTTTTTATTTAAAAGAAGAGAGGAAGATATAAAGTGAGATATATATTAGAAAATGAATTTAAATATGATTGGATGGATTCTGAAAGATGTTCTTTTACTCCATATGATACAACATTTGTATTAGAAAAAAGGGCAAAAAAAGATGGTGAGCTATTGGAAAATGTAGGTAATTATATAGAAGTTCTCTTGCAAATTAGAAAAGTAGATGAAAATGAAATATCTAAACCCATAGTCGGTGTAGAAGTAGAATTTATTAATAGATGGCTATTTGGACATTCAAACGATAAAGATTTAGAGTATCAAAAGAGACATTATAAAGGGTTATTTAGAAAAGGTTATAGATGGAAAGAAAATGCAACAAGTGGAATACTAGATGTTATTTTTACAATGGTTAATAATGCTTTTTCTCTTAGTCGTACTCATGGTGTCAAGGTAAGAGATACTAGAATTATAAAAATAGACAATAGAAGTAATGCAGTCGATTATTTAGATACAGAAATTTTGGTTAATTTAAAGGATAGTAATGTAAATAGTGTAACTATAGAAAATCTAGCAAATGGAAATAAGATGGTTTTAAGTAATTTAGAAAGTAAAGAATGTTTATATATAAATGGTCAAAACCAATACATAGAAAGTAAAGTAGATAAAAATAGAAATATATATCTTAAATTTTCAGGTCAATATATAAAACTTAATAAAGGTGTAAATGAAATAAAAATTACTACTAATGGATTAACTGAGGTTGAAATTATACATCAACCAATTTTTATAAATGAAAGTGAGGTGCTACAATGTCCAGAAATATCTTAATAAGTATATTTGATAAAAATACTCCTAAAAGTAAAGTCTTATCTTCTAATGGAATAGCTATTTTAGATAATATTTGTGTGGACTGCATAACAGAAGAAGACTTAAATGGTAACTATACTTTAGATGCTACATTCCTCATTGATGATGATGGACTATATAAACATATCCACGAGGAAGCAATATTAAAAGTAAGAATGGATTATGGGGACGAAATATTTAGAATTGCAAAGGTAAATCCTAATAGAAGAGATATAAACGTATTTGCTCGTCAAATAACTATTGCAGATTCTTTAGATATATTTTTAGAAGATGTAAGACCAACCAATTTAAATGGACAAGGTGCTATATCTTATATGCTTCAAAATAGTAATGAGTATAAAACCAATAAACAGTATGCTAGAGATTTAGAAGTGTTCAGTGATATCTCTAAATATTCAACTGCTTATTACATGAATATGAATTTATATAAGGCTCTTCATGACACAGACCAAAGTTTTGAAAATAGATGGGGTAATTGTGAAGTTCAGAGAAGAGGATATAGGATTAATATAAATAAAAAAATAGGAACTAATAGAGGATTCCAAGTTAGGAGCAGAAAAAATCTAGTAGGGTTTGAGTATGAAACCAATATAGATTCTGTTACTACACGAATTAAACCAATAGGCTTTAACGGAATTACTATAGTTGGATTTTGGGATAGCCCTTTGATTAATAATTATCCTAAAATCAAAACAAAGGAAATTAAATATGAAGATGTAAAAGTTAGAGATGAAAATACTAGAGAAGATGAAGAAGGAATGATATTTGAAACTTTAGAGTTAGCTAGAAATGAGTTAGTAAAAAGGGCAATTAAAGAATTTAATGAAAACCACATAGATGAATTACAAGCACAATATAGGATTTCTTTTGTTCAGCTAGAAAAGACAGAGGAATATAAAGACTATGCAATATTAGAAAGGTGTTATCTAGGAGATATAGTAACAGTTATAGAGGATAAATTAAATATTAATATAACTGTTAGAGCTATTAAAAAGAAGTATGATGTATTGAGACAAATGGTTACTGAAATAGAACTAAGTAATTCTAACTTAATTAATAAGGGTGTAAGTATAGCAAGTATTATTAAAGAATTAGAAAAAATACCTAATGGCGATGAAATATTACAACAAGCTAAAGAATCAGCGACAAATATGATTAATTCAGGATTAAAAAATTCTTATGTAATAGTTAGACCGAATGAAATATTAATTATGGATACTAAAGATGTAAATACTGCTACTAAAGTGTGGAGATGGAATAACGGAGGTCTTGGGTTTTCTTCTAATGGATATAAGGGTACATTTGGAACTGCTATAACAGCAGATGGTGCTATAGTAGCAGATTTTATTACAACTGGTGTTTTAAATGCCAATCTAATAAAAACAGGTGTACTTTCTAGTATAGATGGTAGTGTATCTATAAACTTATCCAACGGAGCTTTTAGCATAGGTGGAAGAAGTGGTGATGTTGCTACTCATACGGGAAGTTATAGTGAATGGAAAAACACAGATGGTTCTATTACTAGATGTGATGCAAGTGGATTTTATAATAAAGTAGGAACTTCTAAAAGAGAATATCACCATTTAAGTTATAATACAACAGTCCTATTCCCATCTTATAGTGGTACTGGTTATTCTACAAAGTGGGTTACTTTACCTGCTGAGTTTAGAGGAAAAAATATTAATGCAACTGTTAGTATAAGTGAAGCTATGGCAAATGATGTACCGAGTGGATTAGGGGTTATAGGTTCTATGGGGACATATGTACAAGAAATAGACAAAGTTGGAGGAAGGGTACTTATATATGGCTTTATGAGTGCCTATGATGTAATTAATAAAAACTGGCATAACTTAAATCACAAATTAATTGTTAAATTAACAGTTATAGCATAAGAGAGGAGGTTTTCATATGGAAAGTGAAATCATTAAAATGGTAGTTTCCTACGGAATATTTGCAGTTCTATTTGTTTATTTATTCTTTTATATGTTAAAAGATAGTAAAGTTAGAGAAGCAAAATACCAGGAGATTATTACATCACTTACGGACAAGTTCGGAGTAGTAGAAGATATAAAAAAGGACGTAGAAGATATTAAAAATAAAATGGTTTAATACATACGAGGAATGAGTATTGATTTACTTGTTCCTTTTTTATTTTAGATAAGTACATAAATATAATTGTCATAATTGAAAATATGAATGAAATTAACTATATATGAAGGAATTTTTATGGAGGATAGTATATGTGGAAAAGACATGGATTGAGTAAGACGAAGAATTGGAATGTATGGCAGAGTATGTTACAGAGATGCAATAACAGTAATAATAAAGATTATATTAATTATGGTGGAAGAGGAATAAAGGTTTGTGAAGATTGGTTAGAATATATTAACTTCTATAATTGGAGCATGACAAATGGATATTGTGAAGGAATAAGTATAGATAGAATAAACTCAAATGGAGACTATGAACCTTCTAATTGTAGATGGATTACAAATAAAGAACAACAAAATAATAAGAGAAATAATATACGTATATTATATGAAGGGAAAATTCTAACTTTAACTGAATTAGCAGAAATAACAAATATAAATAGAGAAGTTTTAGAAATGAGATATATTAGAGGAGATAGAGGCGAAAGATTGACTAGACCCGTTAGAAAAAGAAGTGCATAG